CCCTGTCATATGAAATATAGTTTAAAACAAATGGGAAACCACTTCCGCTTAACGAAATTTCCATCATGTGGTCACGGTAAACCTGCCGCTTTTTGTAGTGCAACGACATGCCGTGATAGGTGCGTTCTTCGTTAAGGAATACATCGTCCGATCCTTCCTTGTCGCCATCCACATGCGTGTATGGCGGTTCAAGCGCCTCGTTTGTTACCCCGACAACGCGCTGCCGTTTGTCATCGCGGTAGTAGGTCTTTACCCTGTCTGGGAACGGCACCACGATCTTCCCAACTTTCACAACAGCCACCGCATTTTCGTAAAAGTCAACCAATGGGACAATGCCAAGGTCTACCTTTTTCACCAATATGTCGTGATAACTTGCATCCGTCTTGAACTTAGCCCTGTATTCCAGCGGTGCATTGTTATCCGTTGCCACTTCATCCGTCACCGACAGTTCGCAAATCCTGTCGCGTTTAATAATAGTGTTGCCGACAATATCGACCACATCCGAATTGAAATACCGCTGAAAAAATGTGCTGGTGTTACAGTCGAGTACCAATACCCACTGGCTTCCTGTAACGAACCATAATTGGTTTAATTCCGGGTTGAATCGTATCTTTGTTTTGGCCGGTAAGCTTGCTATCTCGTTTTCCACCTGTTTGCCTATGTAAGTCACAGGCATATTGCCGTAATCATCAGTAGGACTGATCTGCTGCAGTGTACGTTCACCCAAGATGACCACATTGCTGCCGATAGAAGCAAAGGCAGCAGCCCCTTTACAAATACCTTGGGAGGTAACTTCTTTGATTGCCCAATCTGGATACTCGTTTTCCAAGCGGAAAATCTTTCCGTTGTCCTTGATAATCAGCACATAGCTTTGCAGGTTTATCAGACCAATGATGCGACCACCGGATTTATAACCAATCTGTGTAAAGATGGATGCCGAATCATCATTAGATTCCTGATCCCAACTTTCTTCATCACCGACAGCGGAGTATACAAGATTGTCCTCACCATCAAACACAAATACACGGCCTGATCGCACATACACGCCCCTACTGTCGGGAGGACTGGTTGATATGGTGTTCATCTTGTACACCAATGCGGTCTGATCTTCTTCCGGGTCTGACGCGCCTACATACTTGACATACTGCAAATATCCACCGCTTGCCACTAACAGGCCGTCTTCCCAGTTTACGGTAACGACTTCCTCATCACCATTAAGTTCTCCGATGTGTACAAACTGCAAGTCATCCATCAATGCATAGGAATTGCCGTCTTTACAGAACACCACCAATGCCTTATTTATGTCATCCCATGCAGCAGACTTAATGTCCGCTGTGATAAACTGGCTGACATTGATTACCTCGTTTGTTCCTCTTACAGTCCGCAGCTTCCCTGCACTGTTGATTTCCATGTTGACCAAGTAACTCATTTGGTTCAGCGCAATCATCTCATCGGAAGCAGATGTGTTCAGACCACCGGAAAAATCGGAAAGCATGACTGGCTGTTGGTTTTGATGTTTGGCAGATGGTCTCATGTTGCACCACCACCCGCCGCCTGCGCCAATGCCGCATTGATTTCATCTAACAGTGCCTTATCCTGCGAAATTTCAGCTTCCAGCTGGTTTCCTGCATAGATCGATGCCAACTTGACCGTGATTTGGTTTAATGCTTCATGCTCAAACGGCATATCGTCAGACTCCATCACGCTTTCGGAGTTGGCAAAATACCGGAGTTTCATTGTTTCGCCCTCCTCGTAGCCAAGCCATCGCATGATGTTTCCTGTGATTTTTATCGGAAAAATACCCGCTGTCTTTACAAAGTTCACAGGAAGTGCTGTCTCCTCGTTTTCAATCACCATGTCTGCCACAATCGCCGGGCTGTTGATTGCAATGAGATAAGATGACACATACTGTATTGCCTCGTTCAAGCATATCAGCAGCTCATCATTTGTCATTTCGATTACATCTTTGTCGTGTATCTTAAAGCGCATATCCTGTAATGCGTCGTGTACGTTCATATTATTTCACCGCCTTTATACAATAAAAGGCATACGGACTTTGATATTGTTGTACCTTCTGCCCGGAATCAGGTTGTCTGCTACACGGCTGATTTCACGCTGCATCAGGTCAACATCCGTTGCATTCAGCAGTATCATCACAGCAATCTTTACCACCAAATCGGTAAACACTTCCGGTAATTCCACAACCGCTTCCTTGTCAGACAGGTCAGCAAATTTCAGTTGGGCAATTTCTGCCCGGTACAGCAGATAAAAATCCGTATTTGTATAAATTTTCCCATCAATAATCTTGTATTGATTCTGATAATGTGGGTTGATAGATTCGACGGCAGGGATTGGGGATAAATGATAACCATCCCTACCACGGGTAATGTCCACCAACGTAATCAAATCTTCCGGGAGTTCCACGCCTGTTTCAACAAAATTCAGCAACTCTTTTGGCTCTTCGTCCGGGTGTTCCTCGTTGTATTTTGTTATTTCAGCGTTCATTTCCGCTTCGTTGTAATAGATTCTTTTTTCCAAAAAGTCACTGTTTTTCAGTGCCTTTTCCTGATTTAAATATCGAATGCACTCGTTTATAGCTTCCAATACATCATAGTCGCTGTAAAGCACTGCATCCATGTCTTTTGCTTTATACCTGATTCTATAAACCAGTTTTTCCACATTGATTGCCATACGCTCACCTTACCTTGTGGCGAAAAACTTCTGCTTGTACTCTACCTTGAACTGCGGATTCAGCCGTAGGAACATGTCAAAGTAATGGGTGTAATGCGCTATATCCCCCTGTGCCTTGAAGAACGCAGCCTTCCTCAGTATAGGGTCTAATGCCCACATTTCCATAGGGATTTCTGCTTTTATCAGCACCTCATCACTGCCTGTCCCTATTCTGCCCCCCATTTCATTGTCATACTTCACCTGATCAATCGTATCATCCAGTGAAATGGTCGTCCGCAGATGGTAACGTTCGTTGCCGTGTTCATCAAACTCCGTGTCGAACGTTTGCAAGTTTACATTTGAAATATCCTGTTCCATGTTTACCCTTCCCCTAATAAAAAATTCAGGCCCCGATTACTAACAAACATAATCAGGGCCTTGAACTTAATGGGATAATCCCCTAAACGGCCCTTCCGGGATTATTCCTGAATATTGATGATGGCTGCGGAGGACAGCGGCTGGTCAAATTTCAGGCCGATGCTGGATTCGATAACGAATTCAGAATAGTTACCTTTCTTAGCCAGTCCCTGAACTTTCCGGGTCTTTTCGAACCATTTCTTCTCAAGATACTGAGAATCAAGTGCCAGCATAAAGTCATTTGGGAACCACAGATGCGGTTTGCAAGTTACTTCGCCAAAATCGGTTTCCAGTGTGGTAGCAATCAGGTTGGTTTTCTTATCACCGGATTTGCGGGTGGTATAGCTCATAGCGTTCACGATTTCGGAGAAACGTGCTTTGTTATGCGGAGATGCCCACAGGGTATCCGGCTGACCACCACGACGGTAAGCCATTTCCATTGCAGCGTTGATGTTGGCAACAGTGAAATCGGACGTACTGTTCAGATCAACTACGTTGTTCAGCACACATACCACGCTGGTGCCAGCGGAAGACGGGCTAACCTGTTTTGCCACAATATTTTCCACAGCAGATTTCATGGAAGGATACAGGGTAAAGATGGTTGCCGGGGTGGTGTCGTCCAGACGTACATAGTACAGAGTGTTCTTTTTCAGACCGGTCGGCATGGTCGCTGCATCAAAATACACAAAATCACCAGTCTTCAGGTTGTGTTCCGCAGAGGTGGTAACTTTGCCGTTGGTGGTATTAATGGTGCAGGACAGGGTTTTCTTGGTCATGAAGTAAGGCAGACCACCAGTCATAGCTTCTACTGCGGAGGTGCCGGGTACTTTGGTATCGTTGTTGACGAAGGCGTACTCAATGTCGCGGGCATGTTCGGTAAACGCTTTGGTTAGCTGGCGGTTGAATTCATCGCCACCACGATACACTTTGCGAGCTTTGCGCTGCATGTCGGTCACGAAACCGCTGGTCATGAAAATCTGAACCACGTTGTCCAGAGATTCCATGCTGCCCACCGGATGGCTGGTGTAATCTTCTTTTTCAAGATGTTTGTTGACCATCGGGGGATGCAGTTCTTCAGTAGGCCAGCTAAACATCGGCTCTACTGCGTTGGGTCCGTCCGGAATAGAGGACAGGAAAGGAGTTTTGTCGGGAGTAATACTGGTGATGATCGGGGAAATATCTTCCGCATTGCCCCATGCATCAAAAGTAAAACTCTGGTTCGCGGAAGGTCCATTTCCGCGTACTACGGTTGCATTTGCCATAATAAATCACCTCATATAATAAAATTTTTTATAACAAAACCACCGTCAAGGTAGCCATGAAACGATATTCACAGCATCCTTGCGGTGGCTTTATTCCAGTATGTTTTGTTGTGTTGTTAATTAATCATCAAAGAAGTTGCCAAACATCTGCCCAATAGCGGCTTCCCGGTCACGTTTGCTCATCTTGCCCAGTTCACTCAGCGGAGTGGTCTGTCTCGGAGCTTCCGCACCATTGCCCGGGTTCTCTACAAAGGCAGGCTTGTTGACCACCTTCGGAGCTAACCCTACCCCGGTCTTCTTCGAATAGAATTCCAGACGGGTCTGATTGTACATTTCCTGCAGGGCGGGCAGGTCTGCCGTTGTCAGCGTACCGTTCTGCACTTTCTGAATCAGCGGTGCAATCTTGATGGCTTCCACATACGGCATGTTTGCCACGCGGGTAATCATCAACTTGTCGATGGCGTCAAAGTTTGGTTCTTTCTGCTTCATTTCCTGGGTGAAAGCCATAACAGTCTGATATGCCTGTGCATGGTCGTTCCGCTCGGCTTCCTGCGCCCTACGGATGCTGTCAACATCATGCATGATCTGGGTTCTGTTGTTTTCCACAGCCGCACGATATGCCGCCGCTTTCTCTACCAGCTCTGCATCATCTGAGTATTCCGCAACATCCAACTCATCCTGCGTGATGCCAATCTCTTTCATGGCACGTTCTTTCGCCATCTTGTTGACATTGGAATAATATTCCTTTGCCATGACTGTTTCATCCTGCGGCTCTGTCTGCTGTGCAGGAGCAACCGGAGGCTGTTGTGCCTGTGGTTGTACGGGAAGCGGCTGCAGAGGCTGTGCAGGAGGATATTGGGGTGCAGACTGCTGCCGAATCATCTGGGCAAACTGCAACATCTCGTTCCCATTGTACGATGAAGGCTGCTCCTGCGGCTGAGCCTGTGGAACAGGCTGTGCAGGAGGCTGCGGTTCCTGCTGTTGAGGTGCCGGAGCCTCTTCCTGCTGTTCTTCTTTTTCGGTCGGCATCGTGGAAACTACCTCGTTCCGACCGGTTCTTTCGTTGTACCGTAGCACGAAAGAACCTTTCTCTGATTGTGCTATGGTACTATCCGCTTCCTTGGCGGTAGCGGTGTTAGGAGGGATGGCACCACCACCGCCATTGGTAGCGGAGCTTTCATTAGTCGAAGTTTCAGTCGCCACCGCTGCCCCGGTAGACGTGGTTTCCGTGGTTGTAGAAGTGTTCCCGCTGCCTTCTGCACCACCACCGCTGAAACCCATACCCGTGTTAGTTGTTCCTTCTGATCCCATGTTACTTTTCTCCTTTCCCTTTCTTCATAAACTCTAATGTATTTTCTTTTAACAAAGCCTGCTTGATCATGCCGTCAAATTCGGCTTCCAAATCAAGACAGGCCTTGTAATACATCTTGAGATACAACAGGCTCGTGGTGTCGTTTGTGACCGCCATCTTCTTTAAGATGTTGTCTTCCACCCCGTCCATAAAGATGTCTAAAATCTCTTTTGCATCTTTAGCCCGGTTGCCCAGGTTGACTACCTTCTGTAGCGCTGCCTTGCGGTGGCGTTCCCGTGCCTGCCTGTCCTCTATTGACCATGCCTGTGCCAACTCCATTCGGAGTTCTTGGTAATTGGAGTTTCTTATTGACCTCCTTAACACTTTCCAGTTCCTCCTTCTGAACAATGTCTTCGGATTTTATGTTAGCCCCTAATGCCTGCAACAACTGCATCTGTGCCGCCGGCGGGATATCCTGGTACTGCACAGAGATGCTGGTCTTCGGCGCACGGGCTTTTTCAATCTCCCACTGTGCCTTCTGCTGTTCGGCCTGCAATGCCTGCTGGGCCGCAGCCTGCGCTTTCTGTTCCTGTTCCTGCTGGAACTGCGCCGCTTCCGGACTATCCGGATCCAAAATATAGTTCTGAACATTGCGGATGCCCATCTTCTCTAACAACTCAGAGATGATGTTGAACCATGATTTTGGAGTAATCAGTCCGGCCTGTGCCAACTGTGGGTAAATCTGATTGATCATGACCATCAGATACTGAATCTGCGCTTCCTTCGTACCCGGCCCCAGCCCTACATTGATAATCAAATCATAATCAATGTTCAGTTCGTCCTTTGTAATTACGATGTTCTCGTTGGTCAGCCGGATAATCTGCTCCTGATCCATATATTTCTGGTCGAGCAGGATGATATATTTGAAAATCGGCACAATAAAGTTTTCCGCAAACATCCGGCTCATCTGTTTCATGCGTTTTTCCGCACTACCCAGAATTGCCGTGATGCCGGTTGCCGTCTTGTTCAGCGAATTGCTGTCAAGACCCTGGTTGTACCGGGTGGAACCGCTCTGTGCCTCAATCTCGTTCTGTGCATACTCAATCACCTGCATAGACAGCGGACTGATAGGCAACTGTGCATTGGCATATACCTGTGTGGCAGGGTTCTCTGCCGTGTCACAGACCACAACCTCATCGTTATTGATAAGAGCGTCTACGTCCACACTGTTATTTACAAACGTGCGGGGTGCGTTGTTTTTTGCCACATTGGTAATGACCTGCCGGAACACCGCAGTCTTCAAATCCTGTTGCTGTTCCAGGTCATCTGTAAAGCCCTCATTCTCGTTGAAAGCGTTGATGGGGTCTGCTTCTACCGCAAAATGGAAGAACGGAGCCATGTTCATGTCGTTATTGGCGATGCGGATCGGGGTTTCCCCAATCACATGCACAATCACGTTCTCAAACCTGCCATCGTTGTTATAGTCCACCTTCATATAGGCTTCATATAACTCAAACTGCCGGGAAGCCAGGTCATCATCACTGAGTTTCTCGCCAATCGTTTCCAATTCGCTGTTGGATTCCACCTGCAACTCATCAGGCCGTGTATCTCCCACGCTGTTCTCATACTCTTTCATTGCCTTGTCAACGTTCTTGTAGATACCTTCCGCCTCTTTCTGCTTCAGATAATCACCATTCACAAGCTTTCTGTGAGCAATAAACTTGGCATCCTGCACACTCCGTCCATCCGGTGTGTACCGCAGTTCATCCGGGGACATATACTGTACCACCGGGTAGTTTGCCGTCACCGTAATCTTGTCAAAGGTCACGACAAAAATGTCGGGAGCATCCTTCAACGGCTTGACCTCGATGATTTCCGCATTGCCCGCAGATTCTTCCTGCAAAAGCAGCGTGACAAAGTCATAATTATCACTGGATACCATCTGTTTGTACCGTGTCCGGTCTTCTTCCCGTCTCCACCAGACCTTCGCCACACACCAGTTATATTTCAGTGCATCCTTCCACGCACTTTCTATAAATGTAGGATATGCATTCTTACGCTGCAATTGGTACTTTAGTAGCTGTTGTACCTTTTTCGCCTTCTGGTCGTCATTAATGTTGACCGCACGGATATCCACAGGGTCATCCGTACCCAGGAACGGCTCTTCCAACGAAGGGAGCATCCACTTGATGGTCGTTTTTACATCGCGGGAACAGAAATTAGACGTTTCAGACAACCTTGGGAACTTGTTTTCATAGTGTTCCTTCGTTGCCAGATACATCTGCTTGCGTTCCTGCAGCTTCGGCCGGATCGTGCCATCAAAATACTGATTGGCAACATCCTTTCCCTTCTCAAACGACCGCATGATCTTGTCGATTTCTTTCTTCTTCAGCGTGTCCAGTGAGATATCTTCTGTATCTTTCTCCGGTTCCAACTGCTGGGTCAGATAATCGATAGGACGCATGTTCTGTGGGTTCGGCTGCACCATTGGAGTGGTCCCAATGTTCTGCCCCTGTGAAATAGTGGCCTGTGTGTCATTCAGTTTTGCGGAAAAATCTAATCCGTTTCCCTCTGCAATGCTACTCATCTACACCACCACCAATTAAAAATATTCCGCAATGATCACATCACCGCTCCCAACCCCATAAATCCGTTCCTCACTGCCACCCTGCACCGGGAAAATACGATATTCTCCCTGCGGAACAGGCAGCCCGGTGCTTTCTGTTACATCTTTATCCCCTACATACACCGTGCCGGAACCGTCTACATTGTTCACTTCCAATGCGGTACGACCGCCATAAATGCCATTAGTCAGC